TTTCCACTTTTCAAGTTCCCGATTCAAATACCAAACTGCTTTACTCAAATCTTTCTTTTTATATCCCTTCTTGTCAGCTCGCAGTATGTACTTAATTGAATTACCAAGATTAAAATTAAGGTCGAATGCATCAATTATGTCAATGACCTCAATGCCATTCCCCTGATAATGCTCAGGATGATTGACCTCTTCTTTGATAACTCCTTGATAATTAATCTTTTCCATGTGCAAAGTTTACATTATAATCCGTGCTTTTCCAAATAATCCTTAATTTTTTTTGTTTGCCGATATGCTGGGTACGATGCACCGCTTTCCATTTTGATTCGATTTAGGTTTATTTCAAGGCTATAATTTAAATCTAAATACATTGCTCCTTCGATAACTACTTGAATCGTAGGTCGTTGTAATCTCATTGTAATCCATTTGATTGCATTTAAATGATTATCCTTCAAATCTCATCCAATCTAAATCTTCGAATTAAACTCTCGCAATCCTCAATGCTTCGCACAATCGCATAATAATAACCATGATTAATGGCTATCTGCTCGAATGCTTTTTGATTTGGTTGCTGAGTTCCCTTGTCAATCTTAACTTCAACAAATAAACCTTTCCACTTCTTATTTGAAACCATCCAAAACATATCAGCAACTCCAGCCTTTGCGCCTTCCATCTTTAATTTGATTGCAACAAGTCTATGCCTTGCGCCTCCATTTGGTATTGCATAATAGTAAAAGTCTTGTGTCCAATCTAACCATTTGCAAATTGCCACTTGGAGTTTATGTTCGTGTTCGTTTCTCATTTACAAGTTATAGATTTACTTTTTATCTAAATTTGTCAAGTTATAGATTTACTTTGTGACATAATTTGTCGAATATATCCCTCATTGTATGACATTTTCTAATTTAATGTCGGATTTTACCAACAATAACATTAAAGATATTTTACATTTTACTGCAAATTGTCAATTATCTTTAACGTTATATTTTAATCTTCCGTGACTTGTGTATAACCTTAAATCTATCGTATCGGTGTAAATATCCTCAGATTCGGAAATTCCGAATACCCATTTTGGCTCATTATTTTTTTGTATTGTCTGATTATTTTTCAGCGCATAATAATAAGCGTAGCAAATTAATGCCAGCGCAGTTCCGTAAATTATTTTTCTTTTCATTTAATATAGTTTAAAATATGTTTAATTACATCTACTGTCCAACCATTCCCAAGCATTCGAAATCTTTGAGTATCTGAAACATGGTTAGTATAATCTTCTTTAACTGTCTGCAATCTTTCAAATTCTTTTGGAGTTAATCTTCTAATCTTACCAAAATAATCTAATGAATTTATATCATTAACAATTAAATCCATATCTGAATGATTTCCTCCACTATTACCTCCAGCTGTAATACAAGAAGATTTATCTTGTGAATTTTTAACATTACCTTTTTTATCAATTTTAATGTAATTATTTCCAACCTGAAATTGACCAGTAGTTAGGCAATCTGATTTTCCATAAATATCTCTTGGTACAAAACATTTTGCCCAAGCAGCTGGCTTATTTAAAAATCCTTTAATTATTCTGTCACTTAAAAAATATTTATGATTTACTTCTAATTCTAAAATATCTCTTAATAGAATACCTTTATCTTTTGGTTGCTCAATAATAGTTTCTAAATCTCCAAATAAACCTTGAGGCTCTAAACCTATATTAGTCCAATACAAACGTTGTCTATTTTGCGCAGAAACTAAAGCTGAATTAATCATTATTGGTTTAACTCCAATCGCTTTAGATAAAATCTTTTCCCACTTTTCTCCCATCATTACATTTTCAAGAAGAAAGTATTTTGGTTTTACTTCATTTAACAATCTCATGTATTCCCAAAATAAATAAGATTGACCTTCAAACTCAAATCCTTCAGACTTTAATTCCAAATAATGATTAAGTGTTAAAATCTCTTGCTCATCTTTTGTACTCATTCCTTTACGTTTACCAGCAAAAGAAAATGATTGACAAGGACTACCTCCAATTAGAATATCTATTTTAGGTAAAGAATATCCATCTACATTTACTACACTTCCAAGCTGCTGAGTATTTGGGTAGTTTGCCATTGTAACTTGGATAGCATATTTATCAATTTCAGAGGCAAAGTATTTATCTACTTTGATACCAGCTCGTTCTAAAGCTTGTTGTCCGCATGACATTCCATCAAATAGGCTTAATACATTCATAAATTATTAGGTTTAATAGTTCCATCTTGGTCAATATGACAATCAAATGTAACTAAAGAATTTATAAATTTAATATATGCTTCAGTTTTACAAATAATTCTTCGTTGTTCAGTAAATTCTATATGAGAATATTTATCCCAAATTTGCATCCGTTCATCTTTTGATAAAGTTTTAATTTCAAATTGCTCCAGGTAATCAAATAGTATTGACAAACCTCCAGCTATAAATGTAAATTTCTTATCGTTCTTCTCGCAGAATCTAATCTGATTAGCATACTCATTAGCCGTGTCAATTGCTTGCTTCTTTAATTCTTGGTCGGTTGGCACTGGAGTCTTTTCTTCTTTTTGTTTCTCTTTTGCGACCTTACTTAAAACCTCATTCTTTTCGTAGTAATATTTCTTAATCCATTGTACAAAAATAGATGAATTAAAAAATACACTTGTTTCAGATTGATTTAAATACTCGCCATTTAATCCATTATTTACGGCTATCATTATATCATCCTCTGAATAGTTACCAAATGCCTCCAGGTCGGTTAAAATTAATTTTATATCCATTTCCTCTTCGCCTTTGTTTTTGTCCTTTAAACCCAATTTAGCTTTTGCTAATCCAACAACTTGAGTGGCTATTCTTATTCGTTGACTATCAGATAATAATTTAATGGCTGGCTTTAAATATGCCTGGTATATTAAACCTTCTCTTTTAGTTAGGTAATTACTTTCTGCTGAAAGGATTATTGAATGTTCCATCTTCAATTTGTTTTAAAAGTTTCTGCTCTATTTCGTATAAATTCTCAAAGTTCTTTTGGTGCTTGCCTTTGACTGGCTCTTGAGAATGATTATTATTTGAATTACTAAATTTATTATTATTTTTTATCCAAGTACTAATCCTTCTTGTAATATCAAAATATTTTTCTGCTTGCCATCTTTCTTTTCCTTTATCATTTTGTTCAGTCCAATAAGAATAAAAATTCTCATATTCAGAATTTAATAAATCAATGTGTGGCGAAAGCATTTCGCTAAAACTTACTTTACTTTCTTTTTCTTTTATTTCATTTACTTTAATTTCCTTTCCTTTACTTTCCTTTGTTGAACGGTCGTTGAACGGTTGTTGAACGGTCGTTGGAATTTCTAATGATTTTCTTTTGTCTGCACTCTTTTGTCCAGCAATTTTGCGTTGTTCTTTCATCTTAAAATATGGCTCTAAATAAACTAACATCTTAGGACTAAAGAACTTTTGTTCTTCATCAATCTCAAATAAACCATAGTTACAAATAGCCACTCTGACCTTTGCTTCTGATACGTTAAACTCTTCAGCTAACAAGTCCAAATCCTCTAAAGGATACATTAAGTCTTGTTGTTCTCTTAACGTTTCTAATAGCATAAAATAAATGCCATACCCTTCCGTGCCAAGTTCTTTCCTTAGCCTACGGATTTTCCTATCATGTCTTGCATTACAAAAATGAGGGAAATAAAATGCTTCTTTTTCCATTTGGAATTTTATAAAATAAAAATGCCTTATAAATCCATTGGCTCTCGACTTCCAATATCATTATAAGGCACTAAAATCTTTAATCGCTATAATGTCGAGAGGCGATTGTTTACAAATATAAAAAATTTAAACCGATTTACAAAGTCTTTTTGAAAAATATCCCACATAAATCGGATGCTCTAATTCAAATAATCTGGCATAGTCAGAAGTAAAATTGTTATTGACTTTGTACCCATCATTTCCTTCAATCATAGTATGATACCTAATAACTTCAACGATTTGCTTCGCTCCTATTCTAATGTATCCTCTTTTAATTAATTGTAATGCTATGCGCTCAAACTCTTTGTACACCTGAGGATTCTCTTCGTGATACTTTTTGAAACTTGTTTTCATTTGGTTTAAATTTTGAGGTTTGATATAATTTTTTGTAATCTTTCTTTAACTCTTTTGTTAAATGGTCTTGCCATTGGTTGAACGTTAATTCTTTCATCTTAGTAGGTCTACGATTAAATAAAATATCCATACTGCTATGATTCCCACGATGCCTACCATCGTGAGAAATTCTGCCGTTTCATTAGAGTTGTTCGATTTGCCCTGATTTCTCATCTTGCATTTGTTTAGCGATTAATTGAACTTCTCTCATTACTTCGGGATACTTTACATATCCTTTCTCCATATTCCTGGTATTCCAGTAGACCACTTGTTGAACGTTTAAAACGTTCCATTCTCTTGCGGAGAAAGGCAAGATACCTTTCTTGTTTAAGCTATCGGCTACGGCCTGATGTATATTACTTTTTTTTATCTTAATCATAGTATTGTTTTTTTGATTGATGTTGTACTTGACTTAGCTGGAGGATAGAACTCAAACGATTCGCCCGTTTCTTCATCCACCGTAATTGTTTTATTTTTAATCCCTTTACAAAACTTCTCGACTTCCTTTTGCTTTTCTTTTAACTCATCGATTTGGTCTTGTAAATCTACCCATTGCTTAGTTGCACTAAAGTCGTATTTCGTTCCAACCTCAGCCACTTGCATCTCAACACTATGAACTTCGAATCGACCTTTGTCGTATTTAAGTAATTCATCGACTGCTTGCTCCTTTAATGTCTTCTCCAGTTCTGAGAATAGCAGCTGATACTTTGATGCGATGGCAAGCAAAGACTTAATGTCCTTGCCACCTTCTTTGACTCCTTCGTTAATCAAATGAACTAAGTGATTAATCTGAGCCTTGCTCATCTCTTGAATAGGGTTATGACCGAATAAGCCTATCTCAAATTGTTGTGGATTAAATTGTATCTCTTCCATTGTTAAAAAGGTAAATCGTTTTCGACTAATGTAGCACTTGGAATATCAAAAACGGGCGATGGCTTTGAAGCTTGAGCAGTAAATCCTTCCGTTCCTTTAATCTTAAAGTTGCCTAAGATTGGCGCATTACTTTCGGGAGTCTTAACTCCATCTTGCGTTACGAAACCGAAGTTCCCGTAGTTGTCAGCATCTTCTTTTAAAAATCCGCTGATGTTAAGGTATGTACCTTTCTTACCTTTGTACAATTTAGACTTGTCTAACAAATCTACGTTGATTGAAATGCTTACTAATTTGCTCATGCGATTGGTTGTTTAATAGTGAAACTTAATTTTTTAGTTGAAAATAAACTGATAATATCTTTGTCGTTATTTATAAACTCTGACTTCTCGGCATATAAATTATTTAATTGCTCAATTGTATTGCATCCGTTAATCATAATTTGCCATCCAGCTAATGGTAATCTTCCGCCAGGTACTTGCTTTGCCTCCTCTTTGCCGTGAGTATTTGTCGCATCTGAATCCTTTGTGTCATCCAATGCAAAGAGTCCGTTAAGTGCATACTTCCGAGCATAAGAAGAACTTGCTCCAGTGACCTGACTTCCATCCATTCCTTTCTTGCTTTCTTCTTCTCTTGCATATCCATCCGTAGAATACGTTTCCTTGCCGTTTGTGAGAGTCGCAGTAGCTTTGATGTAATATCTATCTCCCACGTTTATTATCGTGTCGGAAATCGTAATAGAATAACCCATCGGATTAACTACTTGCTTGACCGCTTCAAGGATGTCCTCAGCACTTCGGTAGTTGTATTTCCCGAATGAGTTAAATTGTCCTTTAGGTGCTTTTACCTTTGCTTGAATTTCTGCTAATTTGTTTTCCATTTTAGTCTAAGATTAATTGTTGAAATTTTGATTTGTAAACTCGTTCTTCTCTGCAAACTGCTGCCCAAAAGTCTTCCAGTTCGTCGAAAAACCAGGTGCAAGTATAGAACCCAGCTTCATCTTTAAATTTTGCTTTATACTTTTTCATAGTCCTAAGATTATTGGTAAGATGTGCCAAAATAAAAGATATCCAAATATTGTAATTGCAATGCTACCAAGTAAACCTTCACGGTCAGTTTGGTAAAAGTCTTTGATGTACTCGATTGTTTTTTTCATTTTGTTATTGGTTTAAGATTGCCGAAGAATCCGCTTCGGCTCGGGTTTATTTATTCAGATACTAAAGTTGATTTTTCAATTATGAATCCAAGACTAATTAATTCTAAATATAATTTAACGTTCTTGTCTTTGTAGTTTTCAATTGCTTTTTCAAATGAAGCAAAGTCTTTATAAAATGGTCTTCTTAATGTAGTTACTTTAGCTACTGAAACTTGGTTTCTATTGCCATTTGAAACAATAACTCTCCATTCTGATTTTCCAAAAGTAGTTGTGTAAGATTTGTAAGTTGTCATTTTTTTATTGGTTTAAGTTTATTTCCTTGTTTGTTGATACAAATATATACCTAATATTTTAAATAAAAAAACTTTATTTAAAATTATTTTAATTATTTATTTAACGGTCATATAAAACAAAAATCCCCACCGATATGACCAGTAGGGATTCTATTACTTAAACCTATTTAACCTTTTAACTAAATAATGAAAAACAAACCTACAAAATTTTTCCCTCTTTAATCTGAATATTTTTAACTTTTGATTTACCGTTCTCAATTTCTACAATGGCAAACCCATGATTGTGCATACTAAATGGCATATACTTTGGACTAAGAAGAGTCAAACACCCAGTACTATAAGTATTTATAAACTCTTTAAAGCCAGTCTTCTTCTGAGTTGCTGAAGTTCTATGAACGTGACCAATTAAAGTATTGCAAATAGTTTTGTTAAATAGATTCTGACTTGGATTGACTCCGCCTCCACCATACAATTCATGACCATGTAGCACTAACAAATCTCCCATTTCCATTCCTTGCCAATCCTTAATCATTGTAATGCCTAATTTATCTAACCTAAAAAATACATCGAATTGTAAATCATGTATTTGAGCAAACTCCTCCGCTTGCAATTGTAATGACCTGGCGAATCGATTCTCGTGGTTGCCAAGTTTATAATAAATTGGAATCGTTCTAAATATATCCCTAAGCCTCTGCAAAAAATCCCGATTCATATCTACCTCCCTTTTAAAATCTCGCATATCCTTTTCCTTTTCGTGCCGGGAAATAGAATAGAAGTCTTGGATATCTCCATTTAAATACAAGCAATCAATCTCTTGCTCCTTTAAATGCTTGATAGCGCAAGTCAAAGCCTGAAGGTCGTGATAAGGAAAATGTATGTCAGATAGTATTCCAATCTTCTTTAAATGACCTGGCAGTTTAGCGGATACATATTCCTTGCCAATGCTTTCTTCGATGCCAAAGTTATCCAAAGTTTCAAGATTATAGTTTGCGACTACTGGCGGAATGATTTTATTTATTTCTTGAGCCGACCTATCCTTTGAAGTTATATTCTTTTTAATCATAAACTTCCTTAAAGATTCAGCATTTTGATATCCATACATTTCAAAGAATGAATTGTAAAAATCAGTTTTACTTAAGTTTGTAGAATAGAAATGCTCCCTAATCTTGATAATTTTATCTTCCATTTTCATATTCTTTCATTAAAACATCAACTAAGAACTCGATATTGTTTAGCACTTTCATTCTTAAAACGTATGCAGCATCATCAATGTGTTCGATGTTTTCCATTACATCCATCATCGTATCCAATAAATCCTTTGCCCTTGATTTTGGTTTTTCCACTGGCTCTATGTCAATTTTATACATAGATAAATCTTAAATATAAGTAACCAAAGATTATCAATCCTTGAAAAATAATGGTTAAGATACACCAAGTTGGAATAATATTGGTTATTTTTATTTTATTAGTTAATGAATTATCCGATTTCAAACTTGAAACGTACATATTTTTATACACATTTTCGATTGAATCGATGTTAACCGTAGCTTGAATGTTGCCCTTGTAAGACCTTATAATTATCTTACCTTGTGGAACGGTTATCTTTGAATAGAAAGTGTTTAAGATGCCCGTAGAATCGCAAGGATTCTCAATGATTAGCGTATCATATACCGCATTGAATCGAGTAATTACTTTGTAATCACGAATCGTATCAATACGAATCTTTTCTTTTTCGATTATGACCGATTTTTGTGGCCGACATGAAATAAAAAAGTTTGCAATTAGCAAACCAATGAGTAGATTTTTCATGAAAAGTAAAGTTCTGATTCAGCGTTTCTTCGAAGTGTCAATCCATTTAAGACTTTGCCTCCACTCTTATTCCATTTTAAAAATTCTAATTTAATTGACTTATCATTTGGGTCGGCATTTACTTTCTTTATTAATGTGCTTCTTTTCAAAGCCCCAGCGCCCAAGTTATAGCAAAATGATACCAGTGCATCGAATTGGTTCTGATTAATGTCATCCCTACAAAATGAATCAACGCTCCTTTCATAATGTTTAATTACATTTAAAAAAATATCGGTTGCTCTTGCTTCGCTAATAGGGGCATCGGTCATTTTAACCTTTGTGCCATCTTCGTAATAAGTGCAACCGATTGAAATCGTTGGAATACCAGCTGGACATAAGTAAGGCTTGAGTTTAACTCCCTCAAACTTCTTTATTAGGCTTAGTCCTTTTTGGCTTATTTGGTTGACCTTCATCTAATTTTGCTCTTAATTCAATGTTTTCACTTCTCAAATTATGAATCTCGGTTGTCAAAGTTTCAACTTTCTCTTTCAAATCGGCAACTTCGGCCTTTAAATCAGTTGCCATTTCTCGCCAAATTTTAATTGCTTCTTGAACGTTTGTAATCTCGGAAGATTGTACCTCAATTTTTTCTTTCTTTCTACCAAATAACCAGGTAATTAATGAACCAAATAAACCCGTTACGCCTGGTATTACTATCTCTTCCCAATCATTCATTATTCGCCTTTAATTTCAGGTGCAACTTCTTCTTCTAAAGTTTCCTTCAAAGGAACTATTTTCTTTTCTTCTAACCCTAATGTTTCTAATGCCCATTTAACGATAAAAGAATCATCGACTCCCCATTGCGCCACGATAGGCTCAGGGATTATTAGATTGCCTTCTTCAATCATTGGATTAAATTGGCTCATTAATTTAAAATACAAAGTTTGCTCAGGATTCTGAAGAGCATAATTAACGACCTTGATTTCTACTCGGTCTGCTATTTCTCTAACTCCTTTAACTGGCTCAATGAATACTATCATATTAGTCTTTAATAAATATTTCTAATAGTTGTGCTTTTGCTAACACGGTAAATGACTCTGAATCTTTTACAAATCCTTTTAATGTTTCTTGGTCTGACTTGTCTAAATCTAAGACCTCGCCTTTAAATAATTTCTTTGCCCAATCCCAAAATTTAAGTGCATCGCCTTTGGATGCGGAGGCTAATGCGCCAGCTAACATTTTACCAGCATTACCACCCTCAAATACTTGGTCATCAAGACCAATAAAGTCAAAGTTAAAATCTAATTTCATTTGGTTGTTTGTTTAGTTTACAATCATAAATAGCTATTATCCAAATTTTTACCAATATATGTAATTCCCATTTGAATCAACATATATTTGGAAAGTTGTATTTCGGTATTTAGGCTCGTTAAATGCTCTATTTATTGTTATCCCATCGTAAGGTTGATAAACCTGAGAAACCGAAACAATATGATTGCCCTGATAAAATATTTTATAATAAATTCTAATGCCAAAATTGTTAGCATCTTGATATGGATAGTCAACATTTATAAGACCAATAACATTGTCCCTAACTGGGTTTATTACAAAGGCTACATTGCTTGCAAAGAAATTTCCATTTATATAATTTATAGGGAATTGCTGAGAAAAATTACTTGAATCATTAATTGAATAAGACCAAGTCAACCCACTAACATTATTTGGAGTTCTTCCGTCTGTCGTAGAAAATATTGGTAAAAATGAATAGTTATTTGCCCAGTCAATTGAAGAATCTCTACTATCGACTTGACTTCCACTTACAAATGCTTTAAAATTAGTCACTTGCCTTCTTGGAACTAATGCCCCTGAAGAATTAACCGTAAGGTTGTCATCGGGTCTTGCGCTTTCGGGTTGTGAATAAGGAAACATTCGGTAAAAATCTATTACTAAGTTTATTCTAACTGCAAATAAGTATTGCCCAACGGGAACGGTTACATTATTCCTTTGAAATATTAATAATTCGTTTGCAACAAGACCTTGAGAATAGGTAAAATATGTTTCGTTTATAAATACTGAAACGTGGTCAACAATTCTTAAATGTCCAGGTAATGTAATTCTTAAAGCCAACAAAGTTGAATTTGTACTTGGTTGGTTGCCTATCGTTACAATATAGTTATAATAAGCGTCATCCGTTGGAGTTGCATTTATAGGCGCTGGATGCACAAAACTATTATTAACAACATTTGAGGTAAACGAAAAAGATGGCGCTCCAAATACATAAGTTTCAACCGTATTACTTTGGGCATAATTATTAATTATATTACCTCCATAAGCCGAAGCAAAATTGGTATAATTTCCGAACTGAATTGCTCTTATTGTAAATACAAATTCTGCAAAGTAGTCAATCGGTAAAGAATTATTAGTTGTGAAAGTAACGGTTCTGCCACTAACCGAAGAACTAAATGGACTTGGCAAATCGACCATACTTACAAATTCAAACCCACTCGGCAAAACATCCGACATCACAATTTGTCCACTTGTAGGATTTGCCAAAATTCGCATTTGAATCCTTACCGTACCTGATTGGTTGATATTAAATGCACCTGGCATTGACTTTGACAAAGTCATATTTGGGTAGCCAAACGTACAAGTACCGTATTGATTTGCTACTCCTTGACCATTAGCATCAAGCCATTGATTGCATAAAGCCGTTGCATTAGTATTCGCATTAGCATCTGCATCTTCTTGGCTTATAGAACTTGTGTAAGTAGCCGTAAAGAAAGGAGAATAAACCTCTTGATTTGAACCTACTCCATATTGACCGCAGTCATTCTTTTGGATTGTACGGACTAATCTTTTTGTAACTGAACTTGTCCACGTTTCTGCGCCACCTATTAAAGTAGTTGTTGTAT